GTGAACTCCTTGATCGCGTCCCCGGCCTTGTCGATGCCGAACTGGCCCTTCGCGGACGCCTCGACCAGGACCGCGAACGCCTCCTCGCCGCCGTAGCCGAGGGTGCGGAAGAACTGTGCGTACTCGTCGGAGGCGTCCAGGACGTCCTCCCGCAGGGACGCGGGCACCTTCTGCGAGGCGGCCGTGATCAGGTCGAACGCCTGCGTCGCGTCCGTGGCGAGCCCGGAGTTGATGAGCGTGCCCACGGACTGCACCGCCCGGTCGACCTCGACGTCGAACGTCGACGCGAAGTTCAGGGCTTTCTGGGTGACGCCCTCCAGGTCGGTGCTGGAGGCGCCCGCCATGCCCTTGATGGACGACATCACCGCGCCGACGGCACCGTTGACCTGCTCCATCGAGTCGCCGTACGCGTCCGCGTACAGGCCCCCGGCGACCTGCCCGATCCGCTCCGACTCCGCCTCGGTGAGGCCGAGTTGGGCGGCGAGCTTGCTGTTGGCCTGGTCGATGCTGATGCCCTGCACCAGACTCGCCCCGAGCGCCAGACCGGCCGTCGCGCCGATCCCGGTCGCCACGCTGTCGAACCGCTCCCGGGCCGACGCCAGGCCCTGAGCCGTGCGGTCACGTGCGACGAGGTTGAACACCAGCGACGTATCGCTCACCTGGCACCCCCTTGTGATCGGGGGGCTCAGCGGCCCCTGTTCAGTTGTTCAGCTGCCTTGGTGTGGGCTTCCTCGTAGGCGTCGAGCCAGCCCAGCAGGGCGTCGGTCTCCTCGACCGTGAGCCGGTCCCACTCCCAGGGCCGGACGTGCAGAAGGTGTGCGGCGTTGCCGAGCTGCCTCAGTCGACGATCGGCGGCTGCGCTTTTCCCTCTTCCTCCGGGTCGTCGAACGCCTCGGCGATCTGCTCGTCGATCCGGGCCAGGACCGCCGACCGCATGTCCGCCGGGGCGCTCTCGGCGGCGGCCTCCCGCATCTGCGACAGCTCGCCCTTGGAGTAGGCCAGCTCCAGCTCGTCCCACGCGAAATCGACGTCGTCGAACTTGAGGGTGGGGTGCTCGCGTTTCTGGAACGTGTAGAGCAGCGCCCGACGGCAGACGGAGGAACCCTGGACGACGTCCTTCGCGAACTCGCTCCAGTTGCGGCCGGTGAGGCGCTCGATGTTCTCCCGCTCCACGCTCATGATCTTGCGGGGGTTGTAGCGCCACCGCTTCGGCTCGTCGCTGCCCTCGGGCTTGTAGACCAGGAACATCCGTGTCTCCTATCCGGCCCGCTGCGCGATGCGGTGGGCCATGTTCTCCATCGCGGCCTCGACGGCCGCCTTGTACTGGCCCTCACGGCCCTCGAAGCTGCGGTCGAACCAGTCGACCTTGCCGCGCTGCTGCACCCACACCTCGCGGTTGCCGTAGACGGGGTGCCGCCAGCCGCCCGCGCGGTTGAGCCGCTTGGGGGCGTTGGGGAAGTTGCGGACGTTGCGGGTCTTGAACGCCTTCACCCGGGCCCCCGACCAGCGCCCGCCCAGCTTCACCTCGGGGCGGATCTTCTTCGCGACGGACGACCGCAGCGCGGGGGATGTGGGCAGGCCCGCCGTCGACAGCGCCATGATGCTGCTCTTGGCCTCGGCGGCGGCGGGCTTCAACGCCTCCCGCATGTCCCGCGCCAACTCCTTGCGGAGCTGCTTGCCGTCTTCCTCGGCGCGGATCGCGCGGGTGAGCGCGGCCAGGCCCTCGTGGGTCTCGACCCCGAGCGCGAACGGCGGCCCCCCGGCCATCAGACCGTCGCCCGCGTCACGGCCCCCGACGTCGGGAAGGAGACACCCACGGTGGCTTCGTCCCCGACGCTGCCCTCGATGGGGTTCCAGCCCTTGATCAGGACACTGCCGGTGTACTTCGGGTTCGATGTCGACACCGCGCCCTGGTCGGCGCGGATTTCGAACGGGACCACGGTCCCCATCAGGGGCCACATGATGGCGTCGAGCTGGGTGGCGGCGAAGTCCTGGAGGAACTCGCACGCCAGCTCGGCGGACTTGAGGCCGCCGAGGAGTTCCTTCCATCCGGCGGACGCGTAGGTGGTGATGTCCTTGTCCTCCACCTCGACACTGAGTTCGGCCTTCTTGGTGAAGGTGTTCAGGACGGTGCCGTTGAGGCTGAGGTACTGGGCGAGCAGGACCATCTTGGGCATGACGGGCCCCTTTCCAGGGCGTGAGGGGCGGCCCTGGAGCGGGCCGGGCGGATGGTGGGGAGGAGCGGCTACCGGCCGATGCCGAGGGTGCCGACGAACAGGAACGACGGCGTGGTGCCGGTGATGGTCCACGCGAGCCGCCACCACGTGTCCGTGATCGCGGTCCCGTCGGTACGGAGGATCTGCCCGCCGGACGCGGTCGCCGCGCCGAAGGTGAGGCGGGTGGTCGGCGACGCAAAGGTGTTGTCGACGGACGACTCGACGCGCACGGTCAGGGACGGAGTGGTCCCGGCCGCCGAGAGGACGTGCAGGGCTGTGTGCAGGCGGCGGCCGGCGGGGACGGCGCCGAGCTGGAGCCCGGTGCCCGTGCCGGTCGCCGTACGCGCAGTCCCCGGAGGATGCGCGAATTGCCCCCGCACCAGAGGCGAGGACGACTTGCCGGTGCCGGTCCAGGGGGCGACCTCGCCGACCGCGTCGAACAGCTTGTAGTCCGAGCGCAGCGCCGCCATGAAGTACGCCAGATCCCCCACGGCCGCGCCCGTGTTGGCGCTGACCGACCAGGGGATGACCGTCCCGAGATGAGCCCAGGACGCGTCGTCGACCAGGGACGGGTCCCCGGCCTCCCACTGCCCCTCACCCGACAGCTCCGCCGAGCCGAGGCCGCCCAGGACTTCCTTCCACCCCTGGCTGCCGTAGTTCGTCGCGTCCTTGTCCTCGACCTCGCTGCTCAGCTCGATCTTGTTCGAGGCGCTAGTGAGGTCGACGCCAGCGGCGAAGGTGCGGACGTTCAGCAGGACCGTCTTGCTCACGTCTGCTCCCCTTCCGGATCGGCCGTCTTGCGGCGGCGGGCGCGCGGTTCGGCCGACGCCTGGACGTCATCGTCAACGGTGACTTCCTCGGCGATGCCGGAGGCGACCAGGTGCGCGGCCTCCGCCGTCGGCAGCTCCGCAGTCTCGCCCTCGGCGGGCCAGGGCTGGCCGTTGCGGGCGGCGCCCTCGGGCATGGCGACCAGCATGCGGATCAGCATCAGGCGCCCTCTCCGATGACCTTGACCATCAGCTCGGCGCCGACGAACGTCGCGCCGTTGTGCTCGTACCAGCGGTAGCCCTGCACCCGCATCACGTGCAGGTCATGGGCGAGGCCGCCCAGTGCGTACTCCCCGGGCGCCCCGCGTGCCGCTTCGAGCGCGGCCTTGAGGGAGGCCGGGCCCGAGCCGGACAGCATCGAGTCCAGCAGGCGCTGTGCCGACTGATCGTCGGCGCGGGAGACCAGGACCCGGGTGGTGAAGACGAGTTCGTCCAGACCGCGCGCCATGGCCTTGTCGAAGTCCTGCTCGTACTCGGCGACGAAGAAGTGCGGGGCGATCACGGCGTCCGGGACGTACCCGGAGCATGTGAGCTTCGGGAGTCCGTCGGGGAGGACGGCCGCGCGGGCCGCGTCGGCGAGGGCCTCGCGCACGGCGGAGATCTGCATAGGGGTGCCTCTCTCAGAACCCGGGGATGATGTACGGCTCGATCAGCGCCCACACGTCGGGGTCCCGGCGGGACAGGTTGCGCACGCCCCACTCTGCAGAGCCGATGATCCCCTCGGGGGAGTCCTTGCGCTTGAACAGTCGGGACGCCTGGATCAGGGCCGCTTCGTGGACGTCGTCGGGGACGGCGGGCCAGCCGAACCGTGCGGTCACCCGCAGGCGGGTCGTCGCCGTGCCCCAGGTGCCCAGTACCCGCAGGAGGCCGGTGACCGGCCTGCCCTCGATCAGTGCGTTGTCCGGGCTGGTCTCGTAGCCGGTGACCACCGCCCACGACGCGCCTGAACCGGTTTCGACGACGAGGCCGCCGGCGCTGCCGATGTCGTCGACGAGGAACAGGTCGCCGTCGTTCTCGCGGACGATCCGGCCGCGCGGGTTGAACACCCGCTGCACCGGGTCGGGGTCGAGCCAGAACCGGCGGCCGGTGGTCTTGTCGATGCTGCGCGACGCCGACGCCCGGGCGCGGTTCAGGTCCGCGTCCCGGGAGTCGTCGTCCGGCCCGAGGCCGAGCTGGCTCTTCAGCTCGGTCAGGGTGACGTACTCGTTGGCCACGTCACGCCTTGTCGACGGCGCGCGTCTGGCGGCCCTTGGGCGGCGTGGCGCGCGGCTCGGTGCCCGTACCGCTGTCGCCTTCGGCGTCGGTGGGGGCGATCGGTTCGCCGTCCGGCGCGCAGCCGCGCAGCGCCAGTTGCTCGTCGACCGCGGCAACACGGTCTTCCTTGCCCTTGCGGCCGGCGTAGCCCGCGCGCTCGCGCAGCAGGGCGGCGACCATCGGGTCCTGAGTCTGCGGTTCGCTCATTGCTCCCCTCCAGGAGAGGTCGAAGATGGGCCGTACGGGGACGCCGGAGCCGGGGCGCCCCCGTACGGGATTAGGTGAGCTTCTGGATGTCCCCGAC